ATGGGAGCGATGCAGGTTTATATAGACCCCATGATGGATATGGGAAAAGGAGAGGTCTGTGTTCATGATATTGACCCGCTTGATGTTTATATTGACCCTAATTCAAGAGATAGATTCTGTGATGATGCTGAAAATATTATTGTAAGCAGACTTTTTACAAAAGACCAGGCTGAAAGTTTATATCCTATGTATGCTAATGCAATCAAGAATGCTTCCACCGATGCTCAGCAATCTGATAGACCAGGAACAGACAGGGTAGATGATATAGGACTAATTTTCCCAGAAACATCCGGAACAGAAACAAGGTCGACTCTTGGAAAAAATGATGAATATGTAAGGGGTTATGAAAGATATTCTAAACTTGTAGTCAATATGCATAGAGTAAAACTCGATTGGAGTGGAGAAGAAGATTTAATTGACGATGCTAATTGGCCAGAATTTCTTGAGAAACAATATTGGGTTATTAATGGTCAAATTATTGAAAGAGAAGAACAGGCAAAACTTGTTGCGGATGCTATTATTAAAGAATATGCTATAAAAGAACAAACGGCAAAACAAAAAGGGGAAATCCCACCTGAACCTCCCAAACTTGAGAATGTTACATCCTATGATTTAATTAAAATGGGAAGAATTGAAGAGGTTGTGGTCCCAACCAGAAGAATTAGAATGACCGTTATCATGGGCGATAAGCTTCTTTATAAGAGGCTCTTACCAATTGACAAATATCCTATTGTATTCTTTATGAATATGCATACGAGGACTCCATATCCTGTATCAGATGTTAGGATGGTCAAGGGTTTACAGGAATATATCAATAAGACTCGTTCCTTAATTATTGCTCATGCTACAACTAGTACAAATACGAAGATACTCATACCAGCAGGTTCTGTAGATATGAAAGATTTTGAGGAGAAATGGGCTCAACCGGGCGTAGCAATTGAGTGTGATTTCGACCAGGGACAACCTGTGCCAGTTCAACCATCACCCCTTCCGACTGAACTCTATTCTAATGAGACGACGGCAAAATCAGATATAGACCATCAATTAGGCCTCTACGAAATGATGATGGGAAACTCACAGGTTGCTCCCAATACTTATAAGGCTACTATTAGTCTTGATGAGTTTGGACAAAGAAAAATGAAAAGCAAATTAATGGATATTGAGGTTGGATTAAAAAGAATTGGTGAATTAGCCATTCCAATGATGCAGCAACTATATAAAGAAGAAAAAATTATTCGGTTATTAAGACCTAATAATTCAACGAGTAAATTTGCTATAAATAAAAAGCTTTATGATGATAAGGGGAAACTCGCCAATGTTGTTAATAGGTTAGATGTTGGTAAATATGATGTTATTGTAGTGACTGGTTCTACATTGCCAACGAATAGATATGCTCAACTTGAGATGTATATGGACGCTTATGAAAAGGGAATTATTGATAAACTTGAAGTTTTAAAGAAAACTGAGGTTTTTGATATGGAGGGCGTACTCGAAAGAACAGATACTATACAGCATTTACAAAGTCAACTTCAATCGGCACAGGCAGATATTAAAAAATTAAAGGGCGACCTTCAGACTCGTGAGAGGGAAGCCTTCCACGCTAAACAGCGTGCAGAAATAGAAAAATTTAAGGCAGAATTAGACTCAACTTCTACGAAAGCGAAAGCTGCAGGAACAGTCTTTGAGAAACGCCTTGATGACGCAATAGGCCAAATCAAGAAAGAAGTCAGAGAGGCTTCCTTGAAAGAAAGTAAAACAGTAAAGAACGGTTCACCTTCCAAAAAAGCCTAATAAGGAAGCAACCTAAGGAGAAGATTATGGCAGAAGAAAACCAAATGGATACTCAGCAGCAGGAACAGCCCCGGAATGATATGGGGCAATTTACTCCTAAAACTGACTCCATTGTAGATGATGTCATGTTCGGTACGAAAGTAGACGAACAGTCGGAAGTATTTCCGACAGGAGAAGAGGAGACTCAATTTCCCCCAAGTGAAATGAAGGGAACACCTGATACTCAGCAAGAATCTGTAACCCAAGAACCTGAAGATGTGGCTATCTCATCTAATGATGAGGTGCGGTATGAATACTGGCAGTCACAAGCTGACAAGGCTAAAAATGACCTGACTAATATGAGGCAGCATAATCAATTGCTTCAGAATCAGTTAAATGTCGTTAACCAGCAAAGTCAACAACAACAGGTACCGATACAGAATGAAGAAGAAAATGCTGATTTCCCATCTCCACCAGAGAGACCTTCTAAACCTGGAAGTTACAGTCGTGAAGAGGCGTATACTGACCCACAGAGTGATTCAGCTAAATACTTAGATAGTATTGAGGACTGGAGAGACACTATGGATGAATATACCCAGTTGCATTCGCAATATCAGGCTGAGCTTTCCCGAGCTGAAAGAATGGACTTTGTTGAAAAACAAAGACATGAAGAAAGTATAAGGGAAGCCCAGAGACAGGAATATCAACAATTAAACTCCGTAGCGAATCATGTGAAGAATACTTATAATGCTTCTGATGATGAAATACGTGGATTTGTTGATAAGTTTTCATCTGATGATTCAATAACGATTGATAATCTCTGGAGATTATATCAAATGGAAAAAGGTGGCGAAGGTGGACCACCCGCTCCCGTACAAAAGGGAAGTCCTGTTTTCGAACAGACTAAGCGGGCCCAGCAAGTTGCCAGTCCAATGGGTATAGTCTCTGGACAGAATTCTCAGGCGCAGGGGTCTATAGAAGACCAAATAATGAACGAACTAGTTGACGGTTATAACAAAAATAACCCATTCTAGATGTTCATAAAATTAATAATATAGGAGATATTTAAAATGGCTACAGTTAGTCAATCTAAATACAATCCTTCGTTTGGTTCTGCTGTAGAGGGCATCTCAACTGACAACAATCGTCGAATGTTTGCATTTGGTGAAAGAGTTTCTGAGCTTGCTCCGCAACAGTCTCCATTCTTTACTTATCTGGCAAAGGTGGCTAAAAAGCCTACTAATGACCCGGTATTTAAAACATTGGAGCAGAGACATCAGTGGCAACGAAGGAATTTCGAAGTTATTACTGCAATTACAAACCATAATAAAGCGGCAGGTATTGTTTTCGCTTCCGATTTGGTTATAAAATGTGGTTATAACGTAAAAGGAGTCATTGAAGCTGACCAACCTTGTAAGTTTATCTTACCGGGACAGACGCTGGCAATAAAAACCACCGAAGGTGTTGTCATTGTCAGAATATCCAAAGATGCTGTAATTGGTAATTCTGCTAGTGCAGCTGGTGAAATAGTTCATGGTGCTGATAGAACTACCATTGATGCAACTGATATATTTGTTGTTGGTAAGGATATGACATCTTCAGAGGATATAGAAGTGGGTGCTAAAGGTCAGGTAATTGGAACTGGATGGCCAGAAGGTTCTTCAGCTCCCCTTGGCTGGGAAGATGCTTTGTTTGATAGAGAAGGATATTGTCAAATTTTTAAAACGGCAATGAACCTTTTCTCAGGCACAGCACAGGCTACTGTGTATCGTGGCATTGCTAGTGAGTACAAACGTGTATGGACTGAAAAGCTCATGGAACACAAGATGGACTTGGAACAAGCGTTCCTGTTTGGACGTGGTGTTGCAGGTGGTACAGTCGAAGGTGACACTGGTGCAACTAGTGAAACTGCTGGTACAACTCGTTATACTCATGGTATAGTTCCTTACACAGAGGTTAATGGTAAGCTCTATAATATGTCATATGCATCATCCGGTTATGATGCTTTCTTGGATGCAATGGAAGATTTCTTTGCACCCGAGAGCGGAAACTCAGGAAATAAACTTGTCCTCGCTTCCAGAAAGGTTATTACCTATCTGAATAAGCTTGGTAGTGGTTCATTCCTGAATAACTCGGTTGGTTCATCCCAGTATAGACTAGATGTTCAAAACATCAAAGGTGCTTTTGGGCATCAGGTAACTGTGGTTAACACGATATATGGTAATCTTCACTTTGTAATGGAACCGCTTATGCGTGGACCATGGGAAGATTATTGTTGTGCTGTTGACATGGGAAATGTTGCTTACAGACCTTTGGTTGGTAATGGCATTAGTCGTGATACTTTCATTGAAACTAACATTCAGGACAACGACGAAGACGGAAGACGTGACCAGATTATTACAGAAGCTGGTTTAGAAATTACTCTTCCTGAAACACATGCTGTTCTGAAATGGTCGTAAGGAGGTATTGAAATGGCAGCACAAACTCAAACTGCATGGACTAGTAGTACCTATATCTTAAGTTGACGGTGTAATAGCGTCATATACGGATTAAAGCTAGGGGAGGCTCGATACCTCCTCTAGCTACTATGAAGAAAAAGAAAAAAGTTGTTTACAGTTCGAGTATAGGTGAACCCTATAATGGGATTAAGCCTAATA